CTCAGTGGTCTTTGAATGGAGATCTCACAACCCTTCCTCCAAAAAAGGATGAAACTGCTATTGTTTTGAGCAATAAAACGAACGATACAGGTCATAATTTACGTATTCAGTTTGTGCGTGAGATGCAAACAATTCATGTGTATGGCAAGGAAAACTACCACGATCTTACGTCGTATATTGGACCTGTCCCAGATGACAATCGGTACAGTGTATATTCCAAATACAAGTACGTTTTGGCGGTAGAAAACAACTCAGAAATCAATTACGCGTCTGAAAAGATATGGGAACCTTTGATGTGTGAGTGCTTACCATTTTATTGGGGATGCCCAAATTTGGAAACCTATATTGATCCCCAAGCGTTTGTTCGTCTGCCATTAGAAGACCCTGCAAAGGCTTCCGAAATTGTTCGTAAAGCCGTTGAAGAAGACTGGTGGTCCCAACGTATTGATGCTATCCGATTAGCTAAGCAGAAGATCATCAACGAACTTGGATTTTTTCCGCGAATTAGGAACATTATTGCCCCAACTAAAACGATGAAAGCTATTGTTCTGACTCTTCATAGTAGTAAGGATCGTATTCCAATAGTTGAAAAACTCCGCAGTAATATGACCGAGATTGGAATCAAGAATGAGATCTTTTATGGGGTGAATGGAAAAGATCTGATTATTTCAAACACGAAGGTAGTGTATAATAAAGAAACCAGGAACTATGATCCAAAGGTACGCTTGAATGGTCAGAAAATGACACTGGGTGAATTCGGGTGTGCTTGGAGCCATATCAAGATTTACCAGAAACTACTAGAAGACCAAACTACCGACAACTATCTTGTTATAGAAGATGATGCTCAGATTGTAGGAGATCTGAATATTCTTCGTGAACTGCCACTAGATTTTGAAGTTGCTCATATTGCATATAGTGAATGGTACCCTTTCGTAAAAACTGATCCAGTCAATAAATCATTCTTCAATATTGAAAAGAAGTTCTTTAACCACACAACTGCCTACGTAGTTTCAAAGGCAGGTGCTAGGAAGTTATTAGATTATATCGGCACGAACATTAATATTCCTGCGGATGATCTTCTTTCAAATTCATTTATTCAAGGCAAAATCCAAGTGATTGTTCCTGAATCACCTATTTTTACGTTTACTAAAGATATTGTATCCACAATTGATGCTATAGAGTCAAGATAGTTTTTTCCTTGGGATGGTCTGGCACCGTTCCAGCCGCCCGATGAGTTTGAACCGTATTCCAAATGTCACGAAAACTATCCAAATTAGTTGAGAGCCACTGAGGATCGCGTAAAACTAGTTTAGAACGGTACTTATCAAACACCCAATATACAGTAGTCCACCACTCAGTTTCCAAAGTAGGCATCATCTCCCGACGCCAAGTTGCAACATCACGCTGGTCTTCAATTTCGCGATACACAACTTTTCCGCTCTCATCAATCGCAAACCAAGATTTATACTGCGCGGTAGATTCCAGCCATTCAGTATACGTCACTTCCTGAAACTTTATTTCAACATAGTCGCACTCAGACATATCAGTACACTCTAATTGAAGCTGCATTTGGTGATAGTATGGTGTAGGAATTGGCGTATCATCAGAGAAGTCGCGGGAGATGGGGCACTTGAATTCTACTAGACGTCCATACCGAGGATCATCCTTAGTTTCTGTAAGCAGTATACCGTCAGGAGATGCACCTAGAAACGAGTGGTCGCGATGAGGAATACAGGTTGTATCTTCAATGCGAACTCCGGGCTGAATATACGTCATGTAAATATGCTTGGCAATAGGTTCAAATCTCGTTCCCCACATAAGAGCTTTGGGTCCAAACCCCGATTGCTGTTGTTGTCTAGGAACAAGTTTGGACATTACAATCTCGTGTTTCAAAGCAGGTGAAGCATCATGAACCGCTTTATAAATTTCCGACGCCGTCAGCATTTCTCCGCGTTTAGTATGCCAAGCGTCTGTTCGCTGATCATTCTGTCCGTACAGAAATAGAATTTGCTCTACTTTATCTAAGTCCATTTGTCTCTATAAGTTTAGTTTAACTAAACCCGTTTTCAGGGTACATAAGAAGAGTAGTAAATGGAAATTCAAAGCCAGGAACAATGGGTACTTTATCGCCTTGAACGATTTTATACTGACAAGAACACTGAACGAGTTCGTGATATTTTGAGCGGAAAGTCTGATTTATCTCTTCGTCTAATTGATTGGTTTGTAACCAATTACGCAAAGAAGTACAATATTTCGTACATGACCAAGGCAAATAAGCACGTGATTGTCTACTTGTCGTATAAGTCACACCTAAAAGCTTACAGCAAAAAGATGTTTGATCCTTTCTGTCGTTGGAAGCGTATTAAGTTTCGCGACATGGATACGACTGTTGGTCAGCTCAATTTCTTTGAGTGGGCAATTTCTGATGAAGTTTTAGATTACCTTGAAAAAAACCGTGAAACAATTCATACAGATATGGAAACGCGGCTACATGAAGCCAAGGAAACTGATGGACCAAAAAAGAAGCGCCACGAACTTTCTCATTCGGCTACTAAGTCCATGACCCGTCACGATGTGCGTGTAACTGTAAAGTTTGATTAACTTTTAATTAAGTAATGTACTCTATTCTAAAACCCAACTACATCTACCGAGATACATCGGAAGATATAGCTGATCATGATGATGATTATGATGCCGAAGAGTGGCATTATAATGGACGTGACGTGTACCGTGGATGTCTTGATAAGTCGTTTGATTGGAACGTGTACTCTTTGTACGACGATAATTCAAAAAGGGTCGGTATTGCTGAACACCATCCCGACCACCCGGAAATATTTTTTGCACTTTGGTTTGATTCCAACCCATTTTCTACCCTTTTTCAAGAAAAGTGGGTGTGCAAAGATGCTACCGTATGGTCTATTTTATCTAATGAAGCGTATCAGGATTGTTTAGAAACTGATTTTAAAACTTTGTTTGATAAGACTTTGAATACAAATATTAGGCTCCTGACTCCCGATATGATTATTAATCTGCCAGAGATACATGAATGCCCAAAGTGTGGGAAAAAGTCGCTTTTATCTCTAAGCGGTTGCTCGGAAATAAAAAGACCTTATATTGATTCCAATTGCTCGGTACTTTTTGTTGATGAGTCTTTTATTATGTATACTGCTCCCACAGATTCACGTGTTTGGTCTAAGGTACACCCGCACCTGCCGCCGGGCGGCGACGAGGCTGGCGACCAGCCGGCGCAGACGCAGGAGCCTGCTCAGTCACTTGCTGAGTCTGAGACCCAGCACCATACTCTGAATCCTCATTCGGAGCCTGATTCTCATCAGGCTGAGCAGTCTGATTCTCCTCCTCTACAATCGTAGGGGGAGCACCCGACTCGTCATCAAACATCTGTGCAGCCGTACGACGCAGCTGAGGAAATACCTGAGCAGCCGTTAGACGCCACGTCACACCAAAGCCACCGCCAGCAATCACATAGATGCTGCCGCTGACTGCGAGGTTCGCCTCAACACCCTTGGGGAAGATTGAAGTCAGAGACTCGGGCGTGACATACGTCACTGGGTTGCGAGATGCATCCACGATCTCCGTAGAAACACGATTATCATATACTGGAACCTTGACACGGAAGCTGGGAGGATACTTGCCATTCGGCACGTACTCACCATCAACCTTGTCCACTGAGAAGCTCAGAATGCGCTTGAATGCATCCCGGATAGCCTCCTCAGAACGCTTCTTGCCGAACCACTTGGTGCTGTTCTCCACAGCAGCCTTGATAATGTGATTCTCCAGATCCGTCAGGAGATTGTACAGCTTACCAATATCATCGGTACCAGCCGAACGATCCTTGCCATACGGATCAGCGCCCTTGAGGGAACCAATCAGAGTGTACGTCTTCATACCGTTATCGCCCTCGCGCACTAGGCACCCGCCTGGGTAGCCTACACGGGGCAGACGAATAAGCAGACTGTTGCCATTGTAGCGCATCGTGATTGACGGATTGCGACCTGCCTTAGCCTGACCTACCTGAAACGTTACGTTGTTGACATCGATAGAGCTTGAGTGAATAGGACCGTTCATCTTTCTTGTTGTTGTGATCTTAATAGGTTAGAAAGGTGTAAATCCGTTTTCGGGGAAACAAAACCAAATTTATGTTTTAGAGGAAAGGAAACGAGAACATTAAATAATGGTCCTGTGTGCATCTTGTAAGAACAAGACAAGTACAGAGCAATGTCCTTCTCAAGCTATGAAAGGTTTGTTGTTCTGTGGCAAGCACGCTAAGACGAAAAACAAACGTCTGTGGGCAGAGGTAAATAATGGTAACCAAAAAGCTATTATTCTTCAAAAAATATGGAGAGGGTACTTCATTCGTCATAGATTAAAATTGGCAGGTGAAGGTGTTTTGAAACGTTCAGATTGCCATAATACCGAAGAATTGGTAACACTGGATGAAAAGGAAAAGGTGTATCCGCTAAACTATTTTTCATTCAGGGAAGCTGATAAGCTTTACTGGTTTGATGTTCGGAGCATCTACCATATTTTGAAACGGTCATCTAGACCAGAAAATCCGTATACTCGCCAACCATTAACAATAGAAACAAGAAGACGATTACGTGATGTATGCAGAATACGAAAGAAGTTGGGACTAGAAAATTACCACGATCCTCCTCTACCCGAACATTTTGCCGAATTAGTGAACGAGAAATGGTTGACAGTGTGTCAGATCATTGAAGAGAATGGATTCTTTGATATGAATCATTTACTCTTTTCTTCCTTGAATAGGTCGAAGATGTATGTTCTGATAAATCTTATTCAAATGGATATGGTTGCTTTTGCGACGGAGCATTCTATACGCTCTAAGAGGTATCAATATATTCACTGGATAAGAAACTGTGTATCCA